AAAATATGGATTTTTCTAATGATAGATTAGATGAAAAAATATTTTCAAAAACCGGTAAGTGCTTTGATTGTATTACTTATGAAGAAACTGTTATGCGGGTGGAAGGAACATATAAGGCATATGAACAAAAGAAAATGATGAAAAATCGTCTTTCTGCATTACGAGAATTTAAACAAAAAGTTATTGAAGCTATAGAACATCTTAAAAAAGACGATTGTAAAATTAGTTTGGTTACATCAAGAGGCGATTTGGTCACTTGGGCGGGAGCTCAAAATGAACCGATTCTGAAAGATGCAGAGGAAGATTTAGCGAAAGCTACTGCTGAAATTACTCGGGTGGAAAACGAACTGTTAGAATTACATGATAAAACTTAAACCACTAATACAAGAACTACTTGTAAAGACATTGAATGATAATCCTACGTATTTTGTTGCGTGGAGAGATAAGGTATTTCTATTTGGTAGCTCTCAGGATGTAGATTCTTTGGCGGGTTTGTATGACCATTTATCAGAACACCCAGCATTCAATCAAGACGATTTAAATATGAACATGATTGAAGAAGACCCATACACATTAATATCTTATGCTGCTGACATGCCTGCGGATGTGGTTTCTGGAATTTACGATGGAAAAAATCGTTCTATCAGTATAATGGGAGTAGAGAAAGCTAGTCCTGTTACTTCTGTCATTCTAAAGAAAATAGTAAAAGCATTGAAACTCAAACATGTTTATAGGACGGGCGACTCTGATGATAGTATAAAACACCCCGCCAAAAAGTTTAGGGGGAAACTTCCAAGTATAGGGTATCACGGTACCAATACAGAAAACATGGAAGATATACTAAAAAACGGCTTGGCGGCCGGAGCAGGAAGCAGTAACTTTCCTAATGTTGTTTATCACGAAAATGAAATATTTTTCGCTGCTAATTTTGAAGAATCAAAATATTACGCAGAGAATTCTACTATGGATAGAACTGGTCGCGGCGGTTATAAAAAGAAAATTGGTGTAAATCCGGTTATTCTTGAAATCAATATTCCCGACCCAGCGTTAGTTGTTCCGGATTTTGATGCGGATGCTACATCACAAAAAAGTCAATATTATCAACATGATAAAAACCAACCCTATTCGTCTCTAACTTCAATGGGAGCTTCTATGGAAGCGGGGAAATTTGGTTATAAAGGAAAAATTCTTCCGCAGCAAATTCGCTGGATATACTTTAAGAGAACCGATACTTCATGGGTTAAATTTCGCCCCTCTACAGTAAGAACGGGATTAAATTCATATGGTAGCGAATGGTACATGATGATAGGAGTAGAATAAAAAATATGATTTGTAAGATTTGTAATAAATCGTGTAATGATGTGGGTAAACATTCATTTCATGCTCACAATATTACAAGCGAAGAATATTTTAATAAATATTATAAAAATAAAAGCGATGGAACGTGTTTTATTTGTAATAAGAAGACTAGATTTAAAGGTATTATCTCTGGATATTGTAAATATTGTTCTGATATTTGTTCTTCTAAAGATGAAGCAAAAAACAAAAAAATATCAAAATCCGTATTATCCGATGATTGTAAGAATAGAACCTTACAAACCAATAGAAAAAAATATGGTGTGGATTATACTGCACAATCTAACATAGTAAAGATGAAAATGGAAAAAACATGTAAAAGAAAATATAATTCTAGTACTCCATTTGAATCTAAATTAATTCAAGATAAAATTAAAAAATCTATAAAAGAAAAATTTGGTTACGATAATGTGGGTCAACATCCAGACATAAAAGAAAAAATTAAAAATACATGTTTAAAAAAATATGGTTATAAAAGCCATTTATATGATTCTAATATAAAAGAAAAAATTAAAAAATATAATTTAAATAAATACGGAGTAGAATATAAATTTCAATCAAATACGTTTAGATATAATTCAATGTATAATGGAAGATATAAAATAAAAAAATATTTAACAAAATTCAATACTACGTTACACTATCAAACAAAACCAGAATTGAGATTTATAGAATATTGTGAACGTAATAAAATAATAATATGTGATGGAGATAAAATATCATATTATTTCAATAATAAAAAGCGAGTGTATTTTTGTGATTTTAAAATTAAAGAAAATAATACGTGGAGATTAATAGAAATAAAGAAAAAACATAAGTGGTGGTATTCGGAATTAGCTTCTGGAAAAATGAAAGAAAAAATAAAGGCAGCGATACAATTTAGTAAAAATAATAACTATCTTCCGTATAAAATTAAATTCGATTTTTAAAATATGGCATCTTCCCAACAACAAGATATAAGAGAGAAAATTCGTGAGGAAACCAAAAAATGTATGGCAGACCCCATATATTTTATGAGAAAATATGTAAAAATACAGCACCCACATAGAGGAACAATCCCGTTTGACTTATACCCATTCCAAGAAGACACATTGGGCGAATTTCATAAAAACCGATTTCTTCTCATATTGAAATCCCGTCAGTTGGGTATCACCACATTAGTATCAGCATACTCTCTTTGGATGATGATTTTTCACAGCGATAAGAACATTTTGATTATTTCCATTAAACAAGAAGTATCCAAAGAAATCATCACAAAAGTCCGTTTCGCTAATGACCACCTTCCTTCCTGGCTCAAAGAAGTAGCTACTGAAGATAACCGTTTGTCGCTTCGTCTGAAAAATGGTTCTGCTATTTCAGCTACATCATCCGCTAAAGATGCTGGTCGTTCGAAAGCATTGAGTCTTCTGGTTCTTGACGAAGCTGCTTTCATTGATGAAGCCAAGGATATTTGGACATCTGCTTATAACACTCTATCAACTGGCGGAGGTGCGATTGTTCTTTCTACTCCTAATGGTGTAGGTAATTGGTTTCATACGATGTGGGTTGAAGCGGAAAAGAAGAAGAATGACTTTAAAACTCTAAGACTATTTTGGACTTTACATCCAGAACGTGACCAGACATGGAGAGATGAACAGACAAAACAATTGGGTGTAAGAGGTGCAGCTCAAGAATGTGATTGTGACTTCTTAACATCAGGTACAAATGTTATTGACCTTTTGATTCTTAAATATTACGAAGAACACAATATAAAGGACCCCATTGAAATGAGACACGGTAATGACTTGTGGATATGGGAACAAGCAGATAGAGAGAAGGATTACATCATATCTGCTGACGTAGCTAGAGGCGATGGATTGGATTATTCTGCTGCTCATGTATTGGAAATGGAATCATTATCTCAAGTAGCTGAATATCAAGGTCAACTTGGAACGAAAGAATTTGGAGATTTATTGGTAAATTTATCTACAGAATATGGTGATGGATTGCTTATTGTTGAACGTGAAAATATAGGTTGGGCTGTATTGCAACAGATTGTAGATAGAGTTTATAAGAATACCTTCTATAGTTCTAATGACCTTAAGATAGTAGAAGTCCAACGTCAACTATCTAATAAATATAACGCTGAAGAACGTAAGGTATTACCAGGGTTCTCCACTACCATGAAAACCCGTCCATTGGTAATATCTAAGTTAGAGGCTTATTTTAGAGAAAAAGCCGTAGATATTCGTTCAGTTAGGACTATTAATGAGTTAAAGACGTTCATCTGGGAAAATGGTAAAGCTCAGGCAGCTGCTAATTATAACGATGATTTAGTTATGGCGTTAGGTATAGGTTTATGGGTAAGAGATACCGCTCTCCGATTACGCCAAGAAGGTATTCTACTAACAAAAACTATGCTAGATAAAATACATATAAATCAGAGTAATGATAAAACTCCGATTTATACCTCTCGTCTATCATCGGCAGGTAAAGACCAGTGGCAAATGAGAACGGGTGGCAAACCCGGTGATGTTGAGAGTCTTTTGTGGTTATTGAGGTAAAATGATATATTTATAAGTGGATACACACACCCAATTAGTAATAAAAAAGGATAAAATATGGCAGACCCAGCAATAAGACCCGAATTAAGAGTAAATAACGACGAGGTGGACGTTAAACAAAAATCTTTGTTTGCACGTTTAAAGAAGCTATTTTCCGCTGGTGTAGTAGTTCGTAATGTAGGTGGTAAGAAGTTAAAAGTAAAAGATACATCAGACTTGATGTATGCTACTGACCGCAACAGTCTACGAGACCGCTTTAATCGTGTTCGTTCTACTTCCTATAATGCCTATACAAGAGATTTCTCCCTAGCTTACCAAGCCGCTCGTATTGACCTGTTTAGAGATTATGATTGCGTTGGACCTGATACAATTATACCTCTTCCTGACGGAACGTATCCTACGATAGCCGAATTAACGGAAAAATATAAAGGATATCCACGGAAGAAATTTCTTGTTTATTCATATGACCACGAAACTAATTCCATAAAATTAGGAAAAGCATATCACCCCCGAAAAAAAGGTCATAGATTAGAGGGATGGAAAGTAATATTCGAAAATGGTCGGTATGTAATTGGAAGTGAAAAACATCCATTTCTGATGCGTAATGGTGAATATAAAGTAATAAAAGACCTTAAGGTGGGAGAATCTGTAATGCCATTTTATCAGAGAGATTTTTATGGTCATGGATATAGACATTTGTATAATTTTTCAAAAGGATGGCAGTCTGAACATAAGATTGTTGCAGAACAATTTTCACATCCGTTAAATAATGGCGAGGTTGTACATCATAAGGATTTTAATAAAGGAAACAATCTTCCTGATAATCTCCAGATAATGACTGAAAGTAATCATAAACAATATCATTGTAAAATTATCGCCGATAAACTTTGGTCACCCGAAAATAAACCAAAAACTTTAGAGAAGATTAGAAACTCTGAGGGTTATAAAAATAGAAAATGTCATAAGTGGAATGGTGAAAGACAGGGGAAAAACAATCCGTTCTATGGAAAGACGCACTCCGAACAATCTAATCAACTCCGTTCAAATACTCTAAGAGAAGTATTTGTAGATAGAGACCAAACAGTAGAAAATAATCCAAAATATAGAGATGATTTAACTATAGATGTTCTAAAAATAAAAGCTTCAGAATATTACAAA